ATGGCTAATTTACTTCCGACAATTGTGCCTGCTAAAATACTGAGTAACAGGACACATAAACTAAGAATTGCACTTTCTCATAACGGAGAAACACGTTACATTGTGACTGATATAATTGTCCAATCATTGTCTGAATTCAAATCAGGTCAAATTATCAAACGTCCTGATGCCCAGTACCTGAATACAAAATTACGAAAACTATTGGATAAATATCAAAAAGCATTAGATAAAGTTGAATCAAAGGAGTGCATGACATGCTCTCAACTTCTTGAGTCAATGAAAAGTGTAAATAAAGCAAAGTTTATCACTATCGAAGAACTTTACGTTGATTACAAAGAGACTCATAGCCTTGCACTTAGTTCCATAAAATTGTACGATAATGCGGTTAGGAATACAAAAGAATATATTGGAGAAAATGTACTTGTGTCTAATCTTGGTTTCCATGAAATTAAGAAATTAGAAAATAAACTATATGAAAAGGGGCTACGTTCAGATACTATCAGAATGCGTTTATCTTCTATTAGAGCTTTATTGAGGTACGCACTACAGTGCAAGTTTATAACACATGAAACTTACCCATTTGACGGATATAAAATGCCGGAGAAATCAGTACGTGATATTTGGCTATCTACTGATGAGATAAAGACTATACGAGATGTAGAAGTCAGCAGGGAGAATCTGGTTAGAGCGAGAGATCTATTCATGTTATCATACTACCTTGGAGGAATTAATATTGCAGATCTTGCCAATTATAATTTTATTGCGAATCCCAATAAGATGGTATATCATCGCAAAAAGATTATGAGAGATAACAAAACAACAGGCACAATAGAATTTAATATTCCTATAGAAGCAAAAGGAATAATCAGTCATTATCTTGGTCCTGATGGCAAAATCCGGTTAAGCTCAAGACACTCAAAAAGTTCTCCAAAGAACCAATATACATGCATAAACAGAAGCCTGAAGATAATTCAAAAGCAATTAGGCATCACAAAGACTTTAATGTTTTACTCAGCAAGAAAATCTTTTGCACAACATGCTTTTGAATTGGGTATCTCCACAATGGTGATCGATTATCTAATAGGGCATTCTGTAACCCAAAGTAGCGGATCAATCTATCACTATGTAAAAGCGACACCAGAAATAGGAAATGAAGCGTTAAGAAAGGTACTCGATAATCTAAAATAATCACTATCTTTGTGGCGATCAAGAACTCGACCATAATTCGGGTTGTTGGTTTGACTTTTAAGTGAGAGGGTGGTTCCTCTCACTTTTTTTTGTGTCTGGACTAAACTTTTTAAAAGCTCATTAGTAATAGCACATGAAGACCAAGCAAGAGATGTGGATGCGTGCTGATGAGCTTGGTATCAGAAGGCAGTCTTATGGCTGCCTTCTTCTTTAACCTAAAAAATACAAATGCAGGCAACTATATACAATATTTATTTGTTTATTTGCCACGATGAAAAAGGATCTTCAACTTCATAAAATAGATATTTCAACCAGTCTGCCTTTAAAATATGCAGATGAAGGCATCAGGGCTGGCTTTCCCTCTCCGGCACAAGATTACCTTGAACAAGCGATAGATTTGAATAAAGAACTCATAAAGCATCCGGCCAGCACATTCTACGGTCGTGTTATTGGTGACTCGATGCGTGATGAAGGTATCGAAGAGGGAGACATTCTTATCATAGACAAGTCATTGGAACTATTAGATGATGATTTAGCAGTTTGCTTCATCGACGGTGAATTTACAGTGAAACGCGTACGCTTAGAAACAGATGCAGCCTGGTTAATTCCTTCCAATCCGGACTATCCGCTAATCAAAGTTACTAAAGAAAATGAATTTATCGTTTGGGGAATAGTCACCTACACCATAAAAAAGAATCGGAGAAAAAGATAATGTTCGGCCTTGTAGACTGTAACAACTTCTATGCGAGTTGTGAAAGGGTATTCAACCCCTCTCTAAACGGGAAACCTATCGTTGTTTTATCAAACAATGATGGATGTGTCATAGCCAGGAGCAATGAAGCAAAAGTTCTCGGTATTAAAATGGGAGTGCCAGCTTACCAAATAAAGGATTTAGTAAAGCAACATGATGTAGCTGTATTTTCATCTAACTATGTGCTATATGGCGATATGTCCGGACGAGTGATGTCAATGTTAGCAGAGCTGGCACCCGAAATTGAAGTTTATTCCATTGACGAAGCATTTCTCAATCTGACAGGGATTAAAGACCTACAATCACTTGGAACAAACATTGTACGAAAAATATCTCGTGGTACCGGCATACCTGTAAGTATCGGCATTGCACCAACTAAAACACTTGCAAAGATGGCAAACAAATTTGCAAAGAAATACCCGGCATACAATCGCCTCTGTATTATTGATACAGAAGAGAAACATGAGAAAGCATTAAAACTGTTTGAGATTGGCGAAGTATGGGGGATTGGCCACCGGCAAGCGGCAAAGTTGGAAAAACAAGGAGTAAAAACAGCTTTTGATTTTACACAACTGCCCGGTTCATGGGTTAGAAAGAATATGACCGTTGTCGGTGAACGTACCTGGAAGGAACTTCACGGAATATCTTGTATTGACATGGAAACAGCACCTCCGGCTAAAAAACAAATATGTACCAGCCGTTCCTTTGGCAAAATAGTAGAAGATATAGATACTATGTCTGAAGCAATCGCTACACACGCATCTACATGTGCGAAGAAGCTCAGACAACAAAAGTCTTACGCCATGTCTCTGATGGTATTCATTCATACAAATAACTTCCGGGAAGATCTACCACAGTACTGGAAGAATACAATTGTTCAGTTTCCCATCCCGACTTCGGACACTTTAGAAATCGTTGAATATGCTCTAGCTGGACTAAAAACCATATTTATGGAAGGATATCAATACAAAAAAGCTGGTGTCATTATCACAGAGATAACCACAAATGCACAGTTGGGTCTCTTTGATTCTATTTATCGAGATAAACGGGAAAGATTAATGCAGGTAGTAGACAAGATCAATGGTAAACATCAGCATCATGTCAAACTCGCAATACAAGGATCAGGAAGAGATTGGAAACTCAAACAAGAACAGCTTTCCAAGCGTTATACAACAGATATAAATGAGGTTATAATCATTAAATGTAAGTAAGTATGTGTTTTCATAACTCCATGAGTGCAAAGGCAATCAAACTGGCTGCTCGCTACGGTCGTAAATCGGATGTTGTTGAGATATACCAAGACATTCTCAATGAGCAATATCATGTTAATGCATTCAACTTTCCCAAATATCCAATTATCACAAAGAGTGATGAAGTTCAGGTTTTCAATTGGGGATTAATACCATTCTGGACGAAAGACGAAACTAATGCTGACGAGATCCGGAGAATGACACTTAATGCCCGGGCAGATACTATCTTTGAAAAGCCCTCATTTCGGGAACCGATTATGAAGAAACGTTGTATCGTGCCATCTACCGGTTACTTTGAATGGCGACACGAAGGCAGCAAGAAAATCCCCTACTACATCTACCTAAAAGACGAACCAATATTCTCTATGGCCGGAATATATGATACTTGGCTTGATAAAGAGACTGGAGAGGAACATACAACATTTTCCATCATAACCACTGAAACGAACCCTCTTACAGATTACATCCACAATACCAAGCACCGCATGCCAGCTATCCTGTCTATGGAAGACGAGGAAAAATGGTTGAGCCCAAATTTATCGAAGGCCGAAATAACATCGTTACTGAAACCTTATAATGTAAAGCTGATGGACGCTTATATTATAGAGAATGACTTTATAAAGAAAGCATCAACAGATCCATCAATTTTGCAGAGAGCATAAAAAAGGACGGCTATTCCGCCGTCCCTTCTACAAATTCCTTCAGCCTGTACAGACGCGTAATGGCCGGATTGTAAAATCCATCCGGGTAATGCTGTTTAATGTCGTTGATATTGGCTCTAACATAAATACTGGTGTCAGTAGTATGCCATAATGTTTAATTTTAAATTTACACAAACTTACTCATATCTTCAAGAATAATACTTTTTGAACCATACAAATAAATTAAACAATAAGTATATATTTACACATAGTGAAACGCATAATAATTAGTACAAAGAAAAAACGGTCTCTCCTATTCGGGGCAAAAAAACATTCAAACCCATATTATAACATATCAGTTATCGTTAGATAATACAATGTAATTTTCTTGTTAAGTACCGAGTTGAATATCTGTCATTTAATAATAAATATAAAAGTTATTACAGTCCATTGAACCAAACAATATCCAATCTAAAGTTTTGGTTTTATGTCAAGATTCTGCTTTTATTTTCTTGATGCACAAATCTAATGTTTTCAGCAATTCTAAAGTTGCAATTTTATCAATCAGTTTTAGCCTTTTAGTTTTTATCTCCAAAACATCTCTTATTTTTTCTAGAAAAGACAAGTCCTTAATGTGATAATCTGATATAGCTCCATTGATTTGACTGCTTGGAAGATAATACCTACTAGACAGAAAAGGAATTAAGTTGTATTTTGACTGATTCGATAACCGTAATAAGCTTAAGACTACTTTATTTACATCTATGCCATAAAATACAGAAGATAAATTGTATGTACAATATCCAGATGGAATAGACTTGTTAAAAATAGAATAGACATTATCAGACTCTTTGTCATTTATATTTTCCCAAAAGTTCTTGCAAAATAAAATTCTTTTATGTTCATAAAAATCAGATTGTTTACTTTCCGCATATTTTATTAAGTCCATCATTTCTATAGATTCACATTCCATATATCGCTTTCCCCATGAACTCATATGCATACCTACCATTAATCTATCGTTAAAATTATCTACATAACGCTTATAAATATTATCAATCTGCCTCTTTGCTCTTTTAATTACATAATTTTCATTACAAGTAGCTATCTTTATTCGATTAAAATGTAGTAACATGCCACTAATATGAAGAACGATACTAACATAATCTATATTCTCTTTATAAAATAATGTCTTAACTAATTTCAGTTTTCTAATAAAAGTTTGATTATCTAAATTCCAATATGACCAAACCTGTTCCCAATCAGCAATATTCCGCTCATTTAGTATTTCATTCAAATTCAACATTTCTCGTAGATTGGGAATAACCCCATTATCTATAAAATAAATAATAGTTTCGATTTTAAAGGTGTACATTGAATGTTTTAAAGAGTATTTAGTTAACGTGTTGTTATATTTATTTTCTAAAAATCGCACTTTCTCTTTTATCTCATCTGTACTGGAGTAATTGAAGGTTTGAAAATAAGATATATATTCATTTCCACTCTTATGTTCACAATATGTTATTACAAAATAGGCAATCACATTTTTTATAAAATCATCAAATAATTCTTCCTTGAAATTAGTTGAATCCATAGACTCAACTAATCTTTTAAAATCAGAGAAAAATTGTTTAATAATTCTTAGATTTTCAATCTTGGAATCAAGAAATAATCTTAAAACTAAATCTTTATTGTCAGTAAGATATCTATCGCGACTTTCAGAGATAAAATGATTAATAATATTTTCAAAATCTTGATTAATAGAAAAAGTCTGACCTATTAGCTTCTCTTTAAAATCTTTATAGCTAACCGAGAGGAGGGATTTTTCATACTTCCCTTTTATTTTATCTTCTTCTCCAATTATTATAACCTTACAATTTGAATGCTCAACAAGATTATTAATATAACCAAATATTTCATCTGTTGGCATTTTACATCGTTCTAAATCATCAAAAACCAATATCTTTTTGCCTTCTACAGAATCGTTTGATCTCGAAAGTATTTCTATAATACTTTCAGCATCAAAAATATCGGATAAGTCATCATTTTTATTATCATCATCTAAATCAAGTATGCCATTAGTAACAGCTTTAATTGTTCCCAAAAAAACTTTTTTAGCTAGCCTCCCACCTTTAGAATACACAAGTGGTCTTAGTTCTCTTCTAATCATAAATGAAACCTGAGATATAGAACCTATCCCATTTAGACTCACATATACAGGTCTTAAACTAATCTTATCATTTGACTCTTTTATTTCTGAATTCCACTTTTCAATTAACTTGTTAATGTAATATGTCTTTCCACACCCCCACTTACCTTTCAACATAACGGCATATTGAGGATTAGCCATATTTATATAATCATTCAAATATTGAGTAACATATTCTATATCCATAAATGTATTTTTACGTAAAGATAATAATTATTATTTTGGAAATCTTATATTAAGACAAAAAATGACTTATATTATTTTCAATAAATCAAATTTAGAGCTTCTCCTTTCACTAAAGATAGCAATCTAAAAATATTTATAATGTTTGTAAGCCCCGAATTGAATATTATGTAGCTTCATCTATATAATAAATTGTACATCTCCTATCAGTGTACTACTTTACTATACATTATAGCTCCAACAATAATCACCACTGCAGTAAATTATAGGTAATGCCAATACCTATAAACCAATCGTCTGGATAACCATAACCTACCTGCAATCCAATTCCCCACCGTTTCTTTTTAAGTACAATGGTATGATAGATGTCATTCGTTATTGTATGTGTAACCGTTCTCGGATAAATTTCAATACTATCCAGCCTCGGACGATACCCACTCACCCATGCACGATAAAGGCTATCTTCGTAGTAAGCCTGCTCACGATAAACTACAGTGTCACCGATACGTATAGTATCTGTTAACTGGAAAACCAACAGAGGAGCCATAGGTGCAGAGATAAGTAACGTGTCAACCTTTACAACAGTCTTTACCTTTGTCTCGGTACGTATTTCTGCCGGGAGAGGCTCGTGCGGACGGAACCAGGCAACCACACAAACCACTGCCAGCAATATGACTAATATCCAAGGCAACTTTTTCATGGCCGTACAACTACATTACGGAGAAAGTTAGAGAACTCACTACGTACATCAAAGCAAGGACACGCCTTGATGTACTCTGCCGGCTCTACTTCGCCGCTACCATCAAGATCCGGCGAAGTGTCCCGGTGACCAAGAAGCTCAATAATCTGGTATTCCTTACAAAGTTTGGCAACCAGTTCTCGAAGTGCGGCCTTCTGTTCAGGCGTCCGGGTATCGGCTGGTTTCCCGTTTGCATCCAGACCACCAATATAACAGATACCAACCGAATGTTTGTTGTATGACACATTCGAGAATCCTTTAGTATTACAATGCGCCCCGTCGACAGAGAGAGGGCGTCCAGTCTCCACAGTCCCATCAAGGTCAATCACAAAGTTATAACCAATCTGATTAAAACCACGCGCCCGGTGCATCTGATCAATGTCTTTGGCCCGTAGGTCCTGCCCGGCACGTGTAGCCGAGCAATGGATGATAATTGCATCAATTGCTCTCATTTCTCTTCCTCCTTATCAATTTCGTTTTCAATTCTTTCAATTACTCCCTGGACGTGAGAGGGCATCGCACGTTTAAACTCAAACCTAATTAAGTGATAGATTATCCGGAATGCTTTGTTTTTGGGATACGCAATAATTAGGTTTTTAAAAGCATTTTGCAAATACACGTATGAGAAGACATACGTAATAGTCTTTATCACAATGAGGGAACTGTCACCGTCCCCTATTGAGTCCATGAAGACAAACACCACCTCGATAATAACCAGGTATAAGAGCAGCTCTGCCAATGCGTTTTTAAACTTGCTCCATTTAAAGTTCTGGCACCGAACTATACTCACTCCATCGGCCCGCATACCGCACCAGATGTTGAAAGCAAACATAACTGCCAAAGCTATTAAAAAGCCTTTGGTCGGTGTCAAGTACGCCAACAATGAGCTGAACAATGACACACATATCACTCTAATTTGATCTAACGTAAATAATCTCTCCATTTTGCATATATCTATTTTAATACTAATTTTGCAGGATCACAGTAGTTTTTAAACTACAAAATCCCGATCCAGCTTGTGAAAGTAGGACGGGATTTCTTAAAAAAAGCCCATCAACAACACCTAATACGGGCTGTCAATGGGCATAATCGTATGTCGCAAAGGTACTAATTATCTTCTAATTTGCAAGCCTTTTCCTTCATTCTTATAAGATGGTCATCAAGTGTTTTGTGATTACACTTTAGCTTTCGGCAGATGGCCGCTTTAGAATATCCATAGTCAAGCATAGTCCTGATAACACCTTCCTTGCCGGTCAGCTTATAATGAGTATTCTTATCTCCTTTCTTCCGGCCAAGTTGCATGCCATTAGCTTTTCTTCTGGCTAACCCCTCTTTGGTTCTTTGACTAATTAGATTACGCTCAATCTGAGCAGACAAACCAAAGGCAAAAGCAAGTACCTGACTATTGATGTTATTGCCAAGCTCATATCTTTCTTTAACTGTCAGGACAAAGGTTTCTTTGCTCATACAGAGATTGAGCATCGACATAATTTGCATTAAGTTCCTGCCGAGTCGGCTAATTTCTGAAAGAACGAGAGTATCTCCTTTCTTCATCTTCTTCAGTAATGGACCTAATTTCCGGTCTTTCGCAGCTTTAGTTCCTGAAACTGTTTCAGAAACCCATTTGTCAATGACTAACTGTCTCTCTTTTGCAAAATTCTGCACTTCAAATCTCTGATTTTCGACAGTCTGTTTGTCGGTAGAAACTCTGATATACGCGTAAATCATTTTTGCCGGTGAAGTTAACAAACTAATCCTGCCTGAACAAATCGCACAAAGAACGCCCGTTAAAAGTAGCAGGGTATGATAGAGAAGATACAATTAAAAGACTTGGATAATGTGAGTAATGTTACTCATGTAGTTGGAATAGATACCGATAAGACTGCTGGCTTATTTGAAAAAAATAGTTTGGCCAAAGATATTCTTTCAACAGCAAGCATTTATAATGCGTTTAATCATTGGAATAATCCGGGATGGTACAGAATTTTAATTGGAAAGAATAGTGTTTTTTTAAGTGCTGGAGTAATTAGTATTGTCCAAGATTTCAACCATGAAAATGGAGGTGGTGCTATCTTTGCATTTATTGGTTCTGGGTATATAAGTCCTAATATTAATGTATTATGCAAAACAGGAAGTGGATTTAGCAAAATTAGGATTCTAACGAAACATACGACAAGTGACGCATCACTATTAATTGATGTGTATTATATTCGAGAAACATTAAATGGTATAAATTGTTCGCTAAGTAATAGTATAGCAGGTATTACTTTAACTGATTTGTCTAATACCATTGTTGATATACCGGAAGGCTTTACTGCAACTGAATTTGAAATATAACTATTCTAATTTTGATCAACCTCTTATTCAACTTTTTTATTATCTGAGCGGGGAGTTTATTCTTCGCTCTTTTTCCATCATATCTTTTGCCCGTTAAAAGTAGCAAGATATGATCGAGAAGATACAATTATCAGAAGTAGAAAAGAATCTTCCAAGTGGGGCTCCAGCCAATATTAGGGCTACAGATAGCAATGGAAATAGCATTAGCTCTTCCATTAAAAATGTACGTGAGGTAATGGGTATATATAGTCTGGATAAGGTTTTTGAGCCATTTGAAGAATATGAAATAAAAAGTAAAGAGGGAGGTTTAATTCTTGCTCAATTCGCATCCTCTGAATTTGCTATTGGAGTTGCTATAATTTATGGAAACCAAAGTGGTGTAGTATTGAATGATGCTTCAGGAGTCAGCTTTTTTAAGCAAAACGAACGAATAGTTAGTGTGTATAGGAAAGAAAATAATGGGTATATATATATAAAAAATAATCTGAACAATCGAATAAATATCTATGTAAAATTCATTCCTGACAAATAACATGCTTGAAACCATCACTTGTTTCTCTCATATCTTTTGCCCGTTAAAAGTAGCAGGGTATGATGGAAACGATTAACACTAAAGATTATAATAATGATCTGGAAATTAAAGATAGTTTAAACAGAGTGAAGGCAGTTGATGGTGCTGGTAATGATATACTTGTTAATCCTGGTGTTGTGGCCAACAGTGGAGGGTGTGGAGTATTCTTGTCTAATATAGCTTTGGCTTATGGAAAATGGTATAGGATCGCTATCGGGAATATGGCGGCACTATTGATGGTAGGAAACAAATATTATAATACGTCTCCACAATCTCAATTATTTTACATTTTTGCTAATGGATACAATAATATACAATCTGTTGTTCAGTTGGCTAATGCTGGGAAAGTGATTAATAAAGCCAGGATATTACATAAATTAGAATCAGAAGGAGGAGGAGACCCAATGCTTGAAATATGTGTTAATACTATAGGTGCAAATCAGTTCATGTTTTCTTATTCATGCAGCATGTATTTAGCATTTATAAATCCAGTAGAAGTTAGTGAGACGCCGGAGTCTGGTTATACTGTAAAGGAATTTGTATTTTAATTGAGGGTGGCTACAGTCGCCAGCTTTTCCATCATATCTTTTGCCCGTTAAAAGTAGCAAGGTATGGCAATAGAGACAATGCAGTTAAGTGACGCACTTCTTCAGAATCCAAGTGTAGTAGAAGAGATAGTAGGTATTCCGCATGGTTTTGATACGGATAGCATAGCAACTGATGGCGTATTTATAATGTTCCACCGTAACAGAGACAATTACCCGTTAATGGTAAAACCGCACAAGTGGGCGAGCTATCAGAGCAGTGGCGAAATTGCCGAGGGTGTGGTAGTCGTTGAGGGTGGCAAAATTTTAGTCGTAGCACCTACCGAAGCGTCGCTGTATTGGAGTAGCGCGGCTGTAAGTGCAGGTGGCAAGATTACCACAGACCGACTGACAGCGTTAGACGATTGGACGGGTAAGGCAAGCACGGCAGCACAGATTACACATCCTGAATGTAGCGGAGAAAACTATGCGTCAGGCTTCTGCTCAAAATACAGCCGTGTAAATTCCAATGGCCAGGGACTTACAGCCGGAAAATGGTGGTTACCGTCATTAGGCGAGTTGATGATGATTTACGCGAATATGTGTAAAATCAATTATGTTTTATCACTGATTGAGGGTGCAACGCGGTTAGCCGAAACGTGGCACTGGAGTAGTACCGAGCACAGCGTGTCCGCCGCGTGGGTTTTGAGTCTCAACGACGGCACCGCGTACACCAGCACTAAGGCTACGGGCCAGGGCAGAGTTAGGCCGGTTTCTGCATTTTTAATTTAGCAAACTGTTGTATATTATTATCCGACTAATAGAGGTATTTCATGCTTGTGTTTTCCCATCATATCTTTTGCCCGTTAAAAGTGGCAGGGTATGATTGAAAAAATTAAGATAACAGATGCAAGTGTCATAGAAGATATTAGAGATAACCTTCCTACGGCTACAAGACAGGCAAAGGGACTTATGCCTGTTATCAGTGAAAGTAATCCTTATTGGCGTTATATAGAGTTAGGTGACGGATTATCAGAAGAATTTGATTTTGGGTATGGGCAAGTAAGTATATGGTCATCTCAAAGAGCTTTCTCTTCGCTTATATTATTAGGCGTTAATTCGGTTAAGATAGTGAGTGAGGAAGGATATTATTCTCTGTCAACGGTCAAAGAAAAAGAGGGTAGCGTTAATGTATATAAAACAGCAGAATATAAATTTATTGTACAAAACAAAAGTGGTGGTATATTTCGATTCTATATCAGTTATCGATAATGAAATCGTAATTTATAGGGGCTAAGCGCCCCTATAAATGATATAAATACCAAAGATTGGTTGAAAATATTCTCCAAGAACATCCAGAAAAGGGATGTTAATTACAGATTTTCCCAATCATTCCAAACAATTCCTACGCCATTTCCATAACCATACCGAAAGTTAACTTTACCATTTCCAAAAAACAACTGGAAAATCATTTGACTTGTTGTCACAGACCCTATGGCATCTCTCTGGCAATGGATAACACAGCCACCACCTAATGTCCAATTAGGGGTAATGTATGTTGTAATTCCTATCATTATTCCTTCTCGCGTGTATAAATAATAATCGTTTGGATGTATGGAGTGCGTGGAAGCAGCATTTAAAAACAATCCACCCATTATTTTATTGTCAGATGATAGCAAACCATTTTTTTCGTTTGTTGCTGTAGGTAAACCATTCAGGATCTGTTCTATCACGTTCGTATCTGTAACTTTAATTTTCTCTATTGCCATACCTTGCTACTTTTAACGGGCGTTTTTTCTACGATGAAAATCGGCCCAATTTAACATTTTGTTTTTAATCACTATTTATAAATAATATTCATTTAAAATCATCCCATCAAGTAGGCGTTAAAAAGCCACCATTATTTCCCCAGGCATATGTATCTGAAATCATAAATGAAAAGCTACCGTCGTTAACTGACGAGTCATCAGATACCCATACATCAAAATATTCATATGACTGCTCTTTTAAGGTAGCTTTTGTAGGACTATTAGGACCGCCCGATACAGCACCTATGCCGGTTAGCATCACGATGTATTTATAGTGGTCCATTTTCCAGGACGATGGTATCTTTATGCGATAGTGTCCTTCTGCAACCCTTGAGACTGAAAGACTGGATCCATCATATGTAGTCGCCACAATGGTAGCTCCTGTGGATGTTCCTGTAACATACCCCTGTGCCAAAACACACGGAAATAAATCAATAGAACCATTGTACGGTGCATTCAGAATCATCCACATCTTATCAGCATCGGCAGTTCCAATCTTAACAACTTTCAACTGGACTTCCGTGTTACTACGCATTCTAAACTCTGTTAGCCCATGTGGCAGGAATTCACCATCAGGATAGATCTTGATGGTCGGACTTGGCGCGAGTCTCCCAGGCTTCACATAATAATACAGATTGAGTTCAGTTCCAGCATCCATATCCACAGCTCTTGGCAGTGACAATGTATGTGACTGCGTAGAAACTCCAAGGCATGTAATATATCCGTTCATTCTTCCACGTACCTTAATAACTGTCTCCACATCAGGCTCCAAGGGGATGTTTAAATAAGGAGTATAAATACTTCCTCTGGCATCAAGACTCTTGCAGTATACTTTTCCAGTCAGAAAATCGAGCATTAGATTGGGACGGAATGCATTGGCTGAATTCATTGGATCGTTCGGATTAAAATCCTTGTATCCACCTTCCGTTTCTACAGCAGAGCCTGAAGCATCCTCTCCGTATTGTGAAAATTGATACTGTCCATAGAATACAGCACTTGCAAGCTTAGCAAAATTGGCCATCAAGATTTCCACATAAATAGCCTTATAGCCTTCAAACGGTATCCAGGTCGCTTTTGTACCATTGACAGCATAATCCTTTTGAGGATTATTGATATTTGATGGCATTCCCTGACCAACCCAGCTTGTGACTTGATTCATGACGTAATAGATACCATTGTACAAAACATAAGGCGCAACCATATCCGTACAAACATAAGATGTATGTAGGTCGTATTCACCTGCCGGGTATGGCAACATCCCGCGAGGACCTTTCTGAAGGTATTTTACTTCACCTGTTTTACTTGCCAATGTCATACGTTTAATCTTTAGTTGTTATTGTCCAAGCTACATTTCCGCCTGCCTGCTGACACATCGCTTCTGTACAAGTGCCGGTTGCAGATGCTATATTAGCCGTCGATGAATTAAGAATTACGCCGGCAGAATCCATAAAGACAAAGTAGAAAGTCATCTCCTTCGCTTTGGTGGTTTGTCCACGTTTAACCAGGATCGGTGCATATACCACTTTACCACCACTGCCGGATGTGATTGTTTCGTCTTCAGGCGTTGGATTTGTGATGATATCATAAGGGTCTGATAAGTCCATGACCGTTTGAGTATCCAGTCCGATTAACGTTGAGCTCTGATAAACCTCCACTTTGAAAGTGCCCGTTGTGTCCACCATGCTGTCTGTTACAGTCAGGTTCTTACCAGTCTGCCCGCTGATGATTGTCCAGGCACTATTTGTCATCTTATACCATTTATACGAAAGACCTGCAGTTATTTCTGAAGCACCCAAACGCGCAACGGCTGACAATATAACGCTATCACCTTTCTCACGGATGGCGAAGTATTTATTGTCTCCCGCCACGATAGTGACTACTTTCTGATTACCGACACCCTTTGTTATGGGGATGGAATAGATATACTGTACTTCATCAGATACATTACCAACGGTAACTGTAGCTACTGCCTTAAGCGTGCAGCTCGCACCTACTGAAGCTTTAACCAGGTTCTTTACGATTTGCACTCCATAGTAGTTATTAGTCCCTGCCTGATATGGGATAAATTTGAAATGCCCGGTTTCACCACCGATGTTATTCGTAGACACATTGCCAGTGAATGCCAGTAAGACATCATTGAAATACCACTTGATAGCTGAAGGAACTACAATCCCTTCAGCTACACGGGAAGATGTTAGCAGGAAAGACAGCGTCGGTTTCAGTACGGTGAAATCCGGGGCTATATTAGTAGGAGCTGACGGCTCACCATCGTATTCCTGATATAAGTCACCTTTATCGCACATGATGGCTGGCATATATACACCTGCCTTCTGCGAAAAAGTAACTTGTCCTACTTTACTCGCCAGACTCATCTTTTACCTCCTTTTCTTCTGATTCTTCCGAATTTTCAGTGTGGTACTGCTCAGGCGTGAGTACTTCTGCAGGAGTTTCAACGCCTTCAATCTCCGCCTTTGCCTGCTGAGAAGTAAGGCATACGCCTCCGACAGCAGCAGCACGGTCAAATACTGTATCACCAGGTACTCCTGCAATGTCTGCTTGCCATAACAGCACATTTCCGTCAGCAGTTTTGTTGCGATCCTCAGTTAAATTTAATGCGGTGGCAACATCTTGAGTTACTTTAATATAAAATGCCATACGATTTATTTTTAATTAAACATTATCCTTTAGCCACGATAAACCTGCCGGAGCTATCGACGATATACTTGTCACCGGATACAAGTAAACGGTTGGCTCCTCTATCTTCAACATCAAGTTTAAGCATCATACCGTCTTTAAATGGTATTGATGGAGAGAAGCCCTCTGCCACCAATGTATAACTCCCGGCGCCGACCTTACTGTACCATTTGCAACGGAAACAGGCTGATGGATTAGGCACATTCCCTAACGTATCGCGTATGATAGCTTTGGGAAAGATTACCGTAGTACCGTCTGCCACTTGTTGCGGTACACCCTCCCAGTCAATCTCAATGGTAGGTATGCGACGACGTATAGTAGTGGACACATAATCAATCTTATCATCAGGTGTCGAGTCTGGATTTCCATTCGCCCGGTATGACGCTTTACAGACATAAGCCTGGTCATTGCCGATATAATCACGATCAATGACAAGTACATTCTTATTCAATGACACGAAATCAAAGTCATAATCTCCATTTCCGTCAATGATCTGGTCAAGAACTCCGTTTGGCAGTATTCTGTACCAAAAGAACTTGCACTTGTTGGTTGCGGTAACATCCAAGTTTCCTACCATCAGTTTTGCGGTTATAGTCTGTTGTGCTATATCACGGCAAGGATTCCAATCTAATCCGGACGGTGAATCAATCATAAGTTTGGGTTGGGCCTCAGTACCATCAACAGCACGTATCAAACGACTATATTGAAAAACATGAGTCTGACCGGTACGTTTACTATCCACATATTCGGCATAAAATTCAAGCGTCACAGAATTGATGGTAGAGACATTCATTTTCATTTGTATCTTCCCCTTTTCTGAACCTGATTCTGTTATAACGTAATTAGCGTTAGAGGATGTGATCAGCGTCCGGACATCGCCGACCCGTTGATACCATTTCATGTTCGTCAATGAAGCATTTACATTCCCTACCTTGGCAACTGCATCCGGATCGGTGGCATTACAACGTGGAAAAATAGTCAAAGGAGTAAGTGTATAATCAGGAGTATACTCCGCCTTATCAGCCTGATACACCTGCATATCAGGAACACTGCCTACAACTTCGATGTCTCCACTTATCTGGAGGGGACGGTAGTTGATTGATAATTTTCTTTGTTTTGATATCATTGGTTAAAATGTTACGTAATTGACTGTTTCCTGCGGGTTTTGTCCATCCCGAAGGAGGGCTTTTGCTATAAACTTGCACCCTGTTAGGTTCATATAGTTGGGGCCAAGGTCATCCACTGTCAACGGTAAGGACTTTCCTGCTTCAGCATGACTGACTGCCCAGGCATTATCTTCCGTTACGTTACCCGTATCACGGGTCCATTCCACATCCGCATCAAGAATATGCTCTGACACATCACGGTTATACAGCTCTCCTCTGATCAGAAGAGTGGTCTCAAAATTTTCCGCATCAAAGTACCATCCATTACTGCTATCAATGTCAATAGTAAAGTCCGGATTTCCTTCGGTCATAGCCCATCCGGTAGACGCATACTGTGGTTCTTCGGTAGTACCCGTTACCAGGCACATCCATTTACAGCCATAATGATACACTGCATCATACATATCCTGAGTAGATTTATAAGGATCACTGATAGCTTCCTCGGCACTCCATTTGCCACGGTTGTTTTCTGCTCGTACAGGAATTCCTTGGTAATCTATGCGCAACAAATCCTGTATAACAGCACCACGGCAGTGTATATAACTATGGCGGTAATTTATAGGCAGATTACTAAACAGTGACAATTGCTTTAATTCACCGATAAGGATGGCATAATTACTTTCTTCTAATATTGGTTTCGTTACGCCATCAAGCATACAGAAACAATGCTCGCGAACGGATAGATACCAATAACTTTGACGATCTTCATTTACCGGATTACCCCGATGAGTTATAATCATCAATGGTTCAGGAGGGTAATTCTTTCCTCCTGGAACTTCACCATCAGGATACATAACAGCATTGATAGTGTTGGCTGATGTATCGACATGTAGAACACGCAACCATGAAGTGTAATAATCACCACCTCCGGAAGCGAGGTTGTTGACTACCCCATAGACAACATCATTTTCAGCCAATGCTGTGAAGTCATTCTCCCAACGCTTACGAAGCTTTAATTGATATGTACCATCATCAATCAATGTTACGCTTTCAATTGAACCTGACTCGGAAAACGAATAGTCTGACTCCATAGCTGACAGTCGGTTGAAAATAAGTTCTAAAACGGTCAGCGATGACCGCAACTCCATGCGGTCAGCCTGTATTCGTCCATCTTCTGCGATTATGCCCTTGCCCGCTATCAATGAATCAATGATGCTTTCGCCTACCGTTAATTTGCTCAAAGCCTTAATAGGCCCTTTTACTATGATGTCTTTCAAGAAAGTGATTATACCTTCTGCATAATCATCATTCTTTTTGCTGATAAACTTGTCTCCTAACCCTTCATTGTTTGCCTTAATCGCCTTATCAATCTCGGCAAGTATTCTCAATGCAGAAAAGGTGTTCCTATCGGTAGGAACAACAGTATCATTGAGCTTTATCAAATAAACATACCCCTCCCCGCCTCCCCCTGTTTCACCACCTTCTTCTTCACCACCTTCAGGGAAATCAACATCTATATTGTCAACCATACCCTGTAAAGACACTTTAAAAATATAGCTCTTCAATGACACAATTTCCTGAGTCATTTCCGGTACGCTATTCCCCTTACGGACAAATCGCATGCCATTGAAATACACGTTCGAGCAACACAGTATCCGATTCAGATGCTCTGCAAACCAGACAGGACATCCCTCAGCATTACCAAGGGTAAACTTCTTCTGCGTACTCTCTACTGCAAAAAGTTCAACGATATTTCCATTAGAAATTTCAAACTGCTCATTGTTGACGGCAAATGTCCAATCATCATCTTTAAAGCCGCCAGGTGCACGGAATTCAAAATAAAACTGCTCTTCACCATTCCAGAATATGCAATCATTCCTCTGCTTATTACTACGCATAGAGTAGCGAATGAGAGTAGTCTTATCCAACTCGTGCTCATCATCCGTAACTTTGAAAACATTGCATTCTTGATCGCCTACAGAAATTGAATAATAACCAGGTACCAACCCGGTAATCGTTGAATGAAAGACTGTGGAACCATCTTTCAAAGAAAAGGATTGAAACTCAATTTCCCTGCTGGTACCATCAACATGATTCTTCAGTAAACCATTCATATTATACTCAGTAGTGGAAATAACCTCTATGAATATGTTATCGGTAGGTGCGAACAACTGTATGTACCTACTCTCAGCCCCGAATTTATCAGAGGATGGACTAAAGAAAAGTGGAGTAAATGGTGATATCTTTATCATAACTGACTAATATTTTTAATTTGCAAACTGTATTCGACTCCATCATAGCGCTCTATTTTATACTTCAATTCATTTATGAAGCAAGTATATAAGAGGCTATTTCTCTCAATCTCAACCAACGCATTCACATCTGAGGGTATTCCCCCATCGGCAGCAGTTATACTTAAAGTGTTTACAGAAAATAAAGGATCAGTTAGCTCAATATCAGAGTTTTCAGCAATATCATTTATCACAACATCACTATTTCCCGATGAAGAAGCAAATCGCAATAATTTGAAAAATGAAGCAACGTATCCTTTATTTGCTTCGATAAATGAACGTGGTGAGAACATGACATTAAACATTGTTGAAGGTGATATTATGCCGGATACATTATAACCATCTCTCAGAAGCTCATAATATTTATCATCTTCTTTAAGACTGGCACCAACAAAGAAAGTATCATTATCACTCTTGCTATCCGTAGTATCCTCACCACGTTTACTTACTAAAAATTCAATTCCATATGGATCTGCGCGAAAAGGGCTTATGAGTTCAAGGGCCTTATCAGTAATTGTTATCCCTGTATCATACTCGTTTGTAAAATGGAATTCATCACGGCCATTAATACTATCATAATCCTGTTTATCGTAACCAACTTTCAAAAGTGAATAGATCAGTGAAGAATCTACTTTAACCATAAAGTCCATTCCTGTATAGCTTATTCGCTTTTGCACAACTGAATGAAACAGGGAAGTGCGTTTCTTGAAAATCACTTTATTATTTGTGATCTCAGGAATATAACCGTAAACAGCCTCCATCCAATCAGAATATTTTTTGAATGAGGTATATATCTTAGCATCTTCCAACCCTCTGGCACTCTCTGCTGCCATAATCGTAGTAGATGACAGGCGAATGTCATCAGCATACTCGATTTCTCCAACATAGCCTTCCTTATCATCATTTATACTTTTCAATAAGCGGTTAAGTAGTACAATTGGTCTAATAATGTCAATAAGTACAGATTTGTCCTTCGCTATGAAACTAATAGTTAAGTTTTCGTCAGATGCAACAGGAAATAATTGAGATATAGTACATGTACACCTGCTAACATAAACGTAACACCATATCCGACCATTAAGGCTTTTACCATAAACCAGAACTTTGGGCAAGCTTATATTTATATCATTTTTACCTTCAACTAATGTAATCTCCTTTAATATACCACTACTACTACCGAAAGGAGCATTCAGATGAAATGATGCGCCATGTACCGCATTTTTAATATCAGAGAATGAAACATATAACTTAAAATGGATATTTACCTCCACATATATACCTTCATCAGCTATATTTGTGAAAAGAGGCTGCATACTACTTGATGAAGGTGCATGATATATTTTCTCTACATCGGCAACCTCTACTATATTCTTAGTAGCTATTTCAGGGCTTCCGTTTAAATACAGAGGGTATGTATATTTTGAGCCATAAGCAGCACTACTACCATTAACATCTTCAAAAGTATTCCGAATATAAGATACCTCTTTATCTTCTACTGTGTCTCCTGTAATAATCCATTTTGCAGTACTTTTCATTGGTAATCTGTCATAGAACAAAGGTTCATTCTCACTAAGTTCAGATACAGGATATTCAAATTGTGTACTTTTCTTGGCTTTTATTTTGGTTGCGAGGGAATTATCTATAGTATTAATGTATACGGTAGTATCATCATACTCTAATGAACCGAAATCCAAATAATTACCATAGAGATATTTTTTACTCTTATTATTATCAAAAGTATATACTTCTATTTGAGCGTTAGCATTCAAATAGTTGATTCGGTATTCATTTAATAAAAGGTTATATGCATATTCCGTAAATTCAAACTTAGAGCTAAAAGAACGGATTATTCCACTGAAATCATTACGTTTCAATGAAATATTAATTTCATCCCAATTCTTAATACATTCTCTGCCAAGAACGTGGGGTGTACCATTTATAATAAGAATATATTGGTTCATACATTTTCCTTTGCAGCGAATATAAAGAAAATGCTAACCGGCAAACAGGTTAGCATTTATCTTGACATTACATAATTGAGACAAAAACGGTACAATTAAGTTATAATCAACACATTACAACAGGCACAAATTAAAGGGGGAATTTACTTGCCGCCTCTCTCTAAAGATAAAGAGAGGCAAACTTCTTTTAATGTTTCGAGCTTGGCAGATTCTGAATCTATCTTAGATAGACAACTATTCAACCGATTAGCAAGCAGCTTTATCTCGGTGATTTTATTAATCTCGTCAGAATGATTATCAAGATATGCTTGAGCATCAGTAAGCGCTGTTTTGACTTCTGCAATAAGAGTTGAAATATCTTGTGTACTCTTTTTTTTTCTCATTGTATAGTATTCTAATACATCCATAATTATAAATTCTTTGATTATTATTTACTATAAAGATAACGTTTTTAAGCGTGATTAGCAATCTGATTAACAGCCATTTGCACCACATAAACGGTATTTAACTCAACCCAACTCACGCCTCAATATTTCTCTGCCAAAAGAGATACGGCTACGTACTGTAGTAGCAGGAATATTAAGTAACCGACTTATCTCTTCATAAGAGTAGCCCTTAGCATACAATAAGACACACTCTATACAGCATGATTTAAACGCACATTGCCGGATTACAGATAAGATTTCATGGAATAAAGTCCTTTCTGATGCTAAGCGTAGGGACACAACTTGACAGACATCATCATAGTCAACAAAGCGAATGATGGACTTGCGGTTATAGCTGGTTATATAAGTGTTTTGCATAATCACTTCGCACCAGGGTTTCAATGGTCTGCCACTCTCGAACTTGTCTTTGTTCAGCAAGGCTTTATAAACTGTATCATTCGCAAGATCCTCTGCATCTTGTGTAGACCAACAATACTTTCTTGCAACCTTTACGATCCAGGGATAGATCAAAGCAATTTCCTTCTCAAAGTCCATATTCATTCCTCCTCACAATGCGCATGGTAACTTCACCGGCCATGCTTTGTTCAACAAATTCTCGCTGTCTGACACTCTGCTCGTATAAATCATTGGCAGACTGTTCCAAAGACTCTATGAGTCTATCAACAGAAGGTTTGGAGGAAACAAGGTTCTTTACTTCGGACAATTCAAAAATTATCCGATTACATTTACTCTCAATGGAGTTTAGTTTTTGTAACAGCTTGCAATAACCTAAATGGTCAATGCTGCATTTAATGCTTGTTTTTTGCATAAGAAAACTCATTAGTAGTTCGTAAAAAGAATTACTAATGAGTTCATCAAAAGTCCGATAGCATTAAAAAAAATATTTATGCTATCTAAATGTTCCCCTCTTATTCATTATGTCAACATTCACCTGGTTTACAATATTGGCATACACAGCAGCATTAATCTGATGCATATCAATGTGCATTTTGATGTATGTCATAATAAATGCAATTTCTGAGTCATAATAAGAACGTATATCATCTGACGAAGACTTCTCTTTAGTTTTCTCCGGATCTGCATTTACTTCCTCATTACGATGCTGTTCAAAGGTAGCATATCTCAGCAAATCAGCAACTCTATCTTTGAGGTTGTCATCGCTCACACCGGAAACATCCTCATCAATCATGGCAAGTAAGGAACGTATATCCTCATACGCCTGTTGCATAACAAAAGTGGTACATATCCGGAGAAAGAAGACTTTCATTTTACATTTTATCGCTTCTTCTTTTTTCGCAATAAAAGCTCTCATTCCTGATTTATCGGCAATAAAGCGATATGATGCGATAAGAGAATGAGCGCATCTTTCAAGCTCTTCTTTGTTAACTTGATCACCATCATCTAATAGCAAACAGTAATTGCCACACAGCAGTTCTATAAACTGCGCTAATGATATTTCATTCAATCTTGTTTTCATGAATTTCTCAATATGTATAAGTCAAATTCTCTTTTATAAGCCTCTCTCCTACGTTGTTTGATAGACTGTACCAACAGGTTGTTCGTCATATCCATCCGGCGTTCAAGACCGGAATAGTCGTTATAAACAGTAGTGCCAGCCCCACCCTTTTCACTGTTACGAAGGAAAGAGAACATCGGAGCAAAACTATTATTCTGCCAGTCAAGGGAACCGAAATCATCGACATCAGGAAAGACCTGAGCACCTTTCGGAAGATCTACAAGCATAGGGGTATCAGGAGTAATCCATGCCATCCCCTTATACATTACAACTTCACGTTTGCCGGCATCACCTACGAGAGCTTTTCCCCCAGGATGAGTACCGTCTTTCGTACCCTCTGCGTATGATGGTATAGGGGTAGCGGCAATAGTGGCAACTTGAATAGCTCCCATTGCTCCAACAATGGCAGCTAACACAAAATTAGGTAGCGATTTAGTAATCGCTAACGCTGTGGCGATACCGGCTTGCGCAATACTGGTAGCCTTATCCCAGATAGCTTGTTTCCGGGCCAACTCTTGTTTTTTCTTCTCCAATTCACGGTTCTTTGCCTCCGTTTTTTCTTTAGCAGCACGCTTCTTAACCTCAGCCTCTTCCTCTGTGAGAAGACCATACTCGACTTTTTTCTCAATTCTCTCAATATCCTGATCGTAGGCATCATTGTTAGCGTCCTGCTCATCTTCAATCTTGGTTATCTGGCCATCGTAAACAGTTGCAATGAGATCTCCAATACTTCCTATTGCCTGTTGAGCAGTCTGTAACCAATCTTGCAGGCTACGCATTCTATCTTTATGAGATTTTTCGTCAGCCTTAGTTACTTTCTCAATAGCGGCAATCTCAGCCTCAGCCTCTTTCTGAGCAAGCTCAGCTTTCAACTTTTGGAGCTCTTCAGCAATCTTTGCCCTATCATCAGAACTAAGGTTATCTGTTTTAAGTTCCAATTCCAGGGCATCAATGGCAGCTTCGTTCGACTTCCGGACATAATCTAATGTAAGTTGGTATTCCTGCTCGGCATATTCCCTCTGAGTAATTTTCTTTTCTGCAAGTTGTTTTTTCAAAGAGAGCATGTCAGCTTGATAGGTCTGGTCACGAATGATTTGTTCGGCTGCCGCATTCTCTGCAATAAACTGTATCTGATAAGCGGCATTCTCTTCAAGTATCAGTTGCTTCTTATTGCTATATTTCTGATCGATGGCAAACACATCCTCACCTGTCTTTTCTGCCGCATCAATCTCAGCTTCACGCTGTAAATCCAGTTGCCGGAGCTTCAATGCAAGTTCTTCCTTTGAGCCCTTCTGAACTACTTCAAGAGAATTGGCAATATCTTGCTTTTCTCGGTTGGCGTTATACTGGATGGAGAAACGCTGAATAGCATTTTGCATCTCTTTAGCCAGGTTCTCCCGAGTAGCAATTTCTTCTTTACTATAACCTTTGACTGTGGCTATCTTTTTAGAATATTCAAGACCAATCTTTTTCAATTCTTTATCTAAGCCCTCATTCATCAAAGCAAGTATGGAATCCTGATAAGACTCTTGGATCTTTCTCTTTTCAGCAGCCGCCTTCTCTAATTCACGCTTTTCTTTTTCTGTCAGGACTTTGGTCGTTTCTACTTTTTCTGTATGCTCCTTTACATAATCGCTTTCATAAGCATCTACATTTTCAAGGACATACCTATATTTTTTTACATTCTTTTCCGCTTCAGTCCAAAGTCCAAATTGAAAATCACGTTGCTTATTATAAGTCGACATTGAAGTTCCTGATTGAGCACGAGTAAACATATTACTCTTTTGCATGGCTTCAGTAACTTTTCGATAAGAAAATTCAGCTTCATCTGCAACCTCAGAATATTTCTTAATCTCAGAATTAAGATACTCCTTTTTCTCCTCAACAGCCTTCTTAAACGCTTCTTGAGAATCCATACCGCTATCCATATAGCCTTGCCATGCTTCCTTTATTTCATTGATATAACGTTCTTCAATTTTAAATTCAGAAGCTATTTCACGCTGACCTCTTAGGGCTTCCTGCATAGCTTCAGTCTCTTTATCTTCAAGGGATTTAAAATCATCAGCAATGTTACGCACTCCACGCGCTAAGAAGTCAAGCACACTCTTCATCGTTCCTTTGGAATTAGAGAATGTCAACATCAAAGCCTCCCATGCAGAAGACAGAGAAGCTATTGAACCTTTGACATTATCTTCCATAGTATGAGCCATACCAGCAAGTTCTTCATCAACACCGGTTATTTGCTCTCTCAAAGGAACAAGTTTATCTGCCGATGTAAGGAAGGCATTAAAAGCTGAAACACTACGTTTATCTGTCAATTCAAGAGTAGTATTCAGATCCACCCCCCTATCACGCAATGTTTTTAATCCATCTACAAGATCCGGCAAAGTCTTCACAGGTTTACCCAATGCCAAAGCGAGTTTTCCAGAACCATCAGCAAGATTCAATAGAATATTTCTCGTTGCAGTAGCAGACATTGAAGCATCAAAACCAGCATCAGCCAACTTTCCAAGCAAAGCAAGAGTATCTTCTATCGTGAAATTAAATGATTTCGCTACAGGTCCAACAATTGGTAAGGCAGTAGCAAGATAATTGAATGATAAAGCACTTTTTGTAGTCGCTACTGCCATAGCTGAAACATACCGTTCAGTCTCTCTTGTATCAGCATCAAACATTCTCAATGCTGCACCAGACAAAGCGGCTGCTTCACCCAGTTCAGCACCAGTTGCCTGGGCAAAACGTAAAACAGACTCAGTGGCTTGCAGAACTTCCTTTCGGGTAAAACCAAGTTTAGCCAACTCTATTTGTAATTCTGTTGCCTCAGATGCCGTGTACTTTGTCATAGCTCCCAGACGTTTTGCATCTGCTGTCAATTCCTTGATGTTGTCAGAAGTAGTTCCCAAAATCGCTGCTAAGCGGCTATTAGCAAACTCAAACTCAACAATACTGCCAACCCCTTCACGTAATTTTGTGAACAAAGCAACTATACCATTGATAACAGCTTGTCCGCCAACATACCCGGCAACAATGTTTTTCATCCCATCGTGCACCTTATTTAAACCGGGAGACAACTGAGAACTAAGTGCTTTACCTGCATTACTTGCAATAGTTCCGAAATTCTGTAGCCTGTTATTTCCTTTTTCGATTTCAAGAATTGCAAGTTTCACCTCCTCACGATATGCACCAACAGTTAATTTCTGCCGTGTTTGTGCATCAGAGTTCTTCTTGGAATAATTGGAATTGGTATCGATCGTAGAATTAAGCCGTGCCAATATGGTGATGTAGTCTGCATCTGTATCCCGTAGAAGTTTAACAGCCTGCCTTAATTGTTTATTGGCTGTCTCAGCCTCTATAATACTGTGCACCTCCCGATTAGTAAGAGTAATGGCATCCTTAATTATACGAAGCCTTTCCTCCTCGCTTATATTGGCATTTCTTCTTGTGCTATTACCAGAGTTCTGCGCCTTTGTAGCGGCCAACTCCGCTTTTGCTACCTTTTCCAGTGCAGCGGCATTCTTTGCATTGGCATCAGCAAGTTGCTTCATATCTTTGGCTGATAAATCACTTGCTGATGCTTGCTTTTGCAAATTATCTGCGACCTCCTGAAGCACTTTCTTTTGTTTATCAAGAGTCACATTAAATTCAGTGTTCGTTTTCTCTGCAGTCGCTACCTGAGCAGAATACAATGCAAATAACTTGTCAAGCTCTTTAGGAGTCTCTATCTCCATTTTAATGCCTTTGGCAAGCTCTTTTGCCACATCGACATAGGTATTCTTTATCTTGATCAACTTTACATCGCACTGATCAAGTGCTTCAAGTTCACCAGCCTTTATTAAACCACTTATTCCAAATTCTCCCATCACAAATAATGTCTAAATTCAACAATTTCACCATCTATCTCACTATCTGCCTTATCGAAGCCATACGTACCATCCCGTCTTTTATACACTGCATAGATGCACTGTTCCAATATGGCAGCCTTTCGTGCAAGCTCACTTACATGGGCATACTCGCACATAATTTTTTTGTTATCACAACCGCAACTCATCTGTAACCGCTATTAGCTATGAATTTTTCCAACCAGGGACGAAGAATACGCTCAGAGAAGTATTTCTTTGCGGTATCACCAAGCTCTAAGATTTCACTACCGTACTTCTTCTCAATGTCCGGGCCCTCATTGAAACCAATAGTCTTTATCTCCATGACTTCACCGGATAACCGCGCTTGTATGCTATCATGAAACTTACCAGTTATGTACAAGTTGGGAACTTCCACCGGACGCGGTGGCAGGAATAGAACTTCTGACTCAATCGGTGGGGTAATTTCATTCTTCCACTTCTTGTAGCTCTTTGCCCGATGAAACCAAGGTCCAGGCTCATTAAAGTACGGATCATTATCATAATCCGGACTAAGCAACCTATCCTTTCCATTCATACCACTGTAAAGCTGTTCACGCACCAAAGACTCTATAACATTACTGTTATCCTCCATGCACGCAAGGCATTCTCTTTTGATACCGGTATTAATCTTATGGATCACTTCATATACTTCATCTATACTGGCCATACCTTTAAAGAAAAAGGGGGATGTGAAATCAATCCCTCATCCCCCTCGTTTATCACTCTTTTACCTCTTTAGCCTTAACCTTTCCTTTCTTAATCAGATCGTAAGTATCAGAAAGCATTTTATTACGATCATCCTCCGAGCGGTCTTGCCAAATAACCGGCATATGTTTATCAATGAAGTCGGACTTCTTCATAGCCTTTACTGCCGGCTCAATAAAGGTCACACCTTCAATGATCATGCTGATACCCCCTCGATGTATTTAATACCATTCTCATACAATACTGAAGGAGCTTTCAGAGAGACTGTTCCACCACCATCAGCAGGCACCACCGTAAGAATTCCATCTGCATAAGTAGCCGATGTAGCACCGTTCAAAACTTCGGCAGCGGCTTTAGCTATGGCTCCACCGTGCAAAGGTGTAAGGTCATACCCTCCGATTTTCTCAATCAACTTGTACTTGTTCGATTCCTTACTGACAAGTTCTACTTCTGTAAGGCCTTTGAGTCCGTTCTTAATATTAAAATCAAGTTTGATGAAATCAACGTTCATCAACAGATCCTCAATATCAGTATGGCAGAAACTAACTGTCATAGTTGATTTTGAAGAGCTTGTAGAGAAGGGAGTTACAGTAGGATAAATCGTTGACATCGGCATACCCGCAAGCACGTCTGTGCCATCATTATACCCATACAAGAACTTATCATCATAGAAATAGACATCCCACTCCTTTGTAGCAGATTGCAGCAGCTTAGCATTAAGCGTTTCGTCAAACTTTGGCAAAGTGAATGTTTCCGTTTCTGCACTCATCCCATTGTATTGACTTGGCCCGTAGCCGACTGCGTTCACCTGGGGTTCACCGCCATTCTTCGCATATTCTACAAATGAAGGAATCGGATACACTCTACCCGGACGGTCTGCATGACACAGTTCTTCAAGTGCATCTTTTGTTAGTTCAGCAGGTAATTTCTGACCTTTCTCAACAATGATACAGCCCTTTACTCTGCCCCAATCAATCTGACATGTAGAGCCGCCAGTATTAAACAACGCACTCTCACAGGTTCTAATCTTTCTCATTTTATCTACAAATTGGATTATTAATAGTAATTTCCATACTTTTTATATTTATGGCGTCTATAGGTTCACTTACTGCATCGCCTTTTTCCGTGTAAGCTCCATATCTGCCATAAGAATAGTTTTCTGAATAACCATGATTCACTTTTCCATAACCCCAATCAAACCTATCATCTTCTAACAGAACTTCAATCAACCGGTTATAAATCGGACGAAGAATATTCTTGAATGACGTTTCATGACGTTTCTCATTACTCCACTCATTGTTGGAGGAACAAGCTATTATCAACGACACCTTTGCTTTTGCGAAGTAATCTATGCTATTCCTTTCCTCAGTGATCGGGCAGAACAAGGCTATTAATGGAAACTTTGAAGGTGAAGTATTATCTGACTTTGTGGTTGTGTCCAGCATGTCCTTAACATACTGGCCACTTCCAAATACAAAGTTGATCGGTAGATTCTTAATAACCTTCTTAGCACCTTTACTATCAGTATAGATAACTTCAAGTTCTTCCGGAATCTTCTTTACCACATCAGCGAATATGTCTATGATATCGGTATCTGTCATAAATTGAAAGTATTGATAGGGGTTAATAAACTGCTGTCGATGCTTACAGTAAAAGGACAATCTTTTGAAGAGGCCCACCTCACGAACTCCCGATTCTTCTTTACCATATCGTTCCAAGTGCTAACTTGCCTTTGGAAAGGCGAGACATAGGTATTGTCACTCTTTAAGCGTACAAGCCCTTTGATGGTTGCCTGTGTATTAGCATCTCGAAGAATATGGAAGAATACATAGTTTGCATATGAATCACGTATGCGTTTGCATAATGACTCATATTTGGATTCTGAGACTGAGGTAGATTCTTCGTTCTTATTTTCCTCGGTTTCCTCTTCCTCCTGCTCAATCAATTCCAGGTAATCAGTAACTTCACGAGAAAGTTTACTTCCCAACATACCAGAAAGAAATTGCGACTGGTACTCCTTTATGTACGCCACTATCATATCATTCACGGCAATGGAGTCTTGCGAGGGAAGTTCTGCCAATGTCGCATTAGCAATATGCCTCGGACCGGAGAGGAAATATGAAACATCAATCAACATAACTATTCAGTTTTACGGGTAACCGGGCGCCCTCTTTTCTTCTCTTCTACATTGACAGTCTTATCATCAGACGTTACCGAGCCTTTAGACTCTTCAGTAGTAAGATTCTTAGAGTCACTTACAGACAATTCTTTATTATCCTTCATTACCTCACACTCGGTTGCACCTGCCTGTAACTTATCACGTTCAGTAGTAAGAGAAGCAATGCGAGCATCCTTCTCTTTAATGTTCAACTCAAAGTCTGCTATTTGCAATTTCAGGCTTTGATTCTCTTCAACGGATGCAGCCAGTTCTGCTAACTTCTCATCCATAGCTTTACGGGCATCTTCCTCAGTGATAAGCCCACACTCGGAGATAGGGGTGAATGAAATCAATCCCCTACCTATACGAATGCGTTGTTCTTTAATCACATTGGTAACATCCTTTTCGTTTCCATCAAGAATGTACTTCATATCTTACGGTTTTGCTTTGGTGATTGCAGCTTTCAAAGAGGAAAGATTACCATAAGCATAAGCCCAAGGCATATAAACAGGGAATATAACCTCTTCCTGAGCAATCAAGACAACTTCGTTACACAATTTGGTGTCAACATCTTCGGCCCACTCAAGAGTCAATGAAGAATAATCAACCAAGTTGGAAGCCTGATTAAAATCTCCAAGCAAATATTTTCCAGGCATGATACCCTGATATTCAATAACAGGACGTCCAGCTATGCATTTCATACCGTTCCGCATTGAAACAATACCCAAGTTTCGCCCAGTAGTATCTTTTTCAGATTCGATGGCATTCACTGTAATCGGATTCAAAACTATGGCGTTCGGATAATACTGAGCGTACGTCATTACAGCGAAAGCAGTCTTCACTACATCTTCAGAGTTCGGCTCTTCGATGTTTTTGAACGCAGCATTATTAACGGTAAATGTCATTTCAGCAAGAGCAGTCTCTGCACCTTTATATGCGACACCCTCAATGAGAATTTGACGGTCGTTTATCTTTACGATAGGGTGTGCAGTACTAAGATCGGTATTCACTGCTGCATGGGCAAAAGTGATTGTCATACCATCAATAATCAGGTCCTGAGGATTGGCAAACTCAATGATGATATCTTTGTTGTCATTTTGCCCTGCGACAGCTTTAACCGAACCGGCACTCCCAGTTACAATCGCGCTACTGATAATGTCCTCAACTGAAGTAACGCCGATATGGTTAGTAATACCAAGCAGATTCTCACCGTTGCCGTCACCGAACAGAATATTCCAGTCTTCAGCCATCCATACAGCTTCAGGAAGCATATTAAGGATATAAGAACGAATATAGACACGGCTCTTGAGCATACGCTTGGAAATGCGAATATGTGTACCAAGGCGTTTGGTTCCAGTCTGTTGTTCCTTCACCTTAATGCTCGATTCAGGCAATCTACCATTCTCAGTAACATACCGTGCGTTACGGTCAAAATCATACACTTGAGCATAAGCCAACTGCGGGAATGCCGGGTCACCTTGCAAAGTAGTAAGCACGTCGCGCATATGCAACGGTTTATTTGAGACCTGGCTAACTACACGCTTTTGCTGTTGGGTAATCAACAATTCGCCGGTATAGTTGTCGGTCATAGAGACAACATCTTTCAAAGAGAAGCCATCAAATGAACCGGATTTACGCGTCTTGCCGGAAACAAAATCTGCAAATTTCTCAGAGTCTAACATCTCATTCAATTTTTCATCGAATTTGTTGATAGTCTCCATTGATAAGCCTTTCTGTTTCATTTTCTCGATACTTTCACCCAGATTCTTGACCTGATCAACAAGTGTTTCATTATCTTTGATAAGCTGGGTAAACTTTTCACCGTCGTAAGCTTTCAGCAGGTTGTTGATTTCAGTGAACTTCTCAGTCACTTCATTGGGAGCAAGCATTCCTTCGAGAGACTTATTCATGACATCACACATCATACCAGCAATGTTTTCCATGAACGACTTCTGCTCAGTCGGCAGATGGTCAGTTTTCAGATTAAAATCTGATACAGTAAATTTCTTTAAAGACATAATTTTTTTTCAATTTATTGTTCGACAAAGCAATCATTCAGAGTATGGAAGAAAGTGCTGGTATCAGCGGCTTTCTCTGTATCAATAGTTACTTCATTGGCTCCTGTTGGCGGGGTCTGAGTGTCATTCGACGGCTCATTGCTACCTTTAGGTGAAGTATCTGTTGACTCATCTTTGATAACTGCATTACTTCTATAGACTCTTGCCCAGCAATGAGGGCAACGTACATAATTCGAGATATTATCCATAGACTTAACATCCAGCATTTTCTGTGTGTCAAGAATGGCAATAACCTGTTCCCTGATTTGCGGGGTAAGCTTATTCATTTCCTCACGTACAATATCCTCCGTAATCCACCGGTGATATTGTGCAGCAAGTTCTAACACTTGCTGAGAATAAGTTACTTCTGGAACATCATCATAGTTAAACTCATAGCCACAATGTGGACAAGTCACTATAGGAGCACCACTAAGTGCTTTTAGCATTAAATTCAGCTGCATATCATAAGCATTTAAACGTTCGTCAGAATACCTGAAATGGAAGGACTTCCGTATAAACTCTATAGCTTCTTTTACCTGCTCGTTCGTGGCAGACTTAATATCAACCAGAAACGTTTGAGGATTGCTCCCCCATGCGGTCAAAGTCGAATATTCTCCCATGAACCATTCCTTTACTTTTCTTCGATCTGCCTCATCGCGCTTTATCGCTTTGACACCAATAGAATGTTCAAGAGTTCGACCATTCTCAGCATACAGTTTGTAATCTTCCAAAGTGTCGCGCCCCATCTGTTTTTTGAGATTAATCTGCCCGACCATCACAAGATTATTTTCCTTTTCTTCACCAGAAAGAGGAACACCTAAGAGTTGGTCAGTTCTATGGTTTAAGAACCAACGCATACGATTAAAATTCTCTTTCAACGTTTTATTGAAAGAACCAGGCATTGAAATATCATCCTGTGAATCCTTAACACCAATGCCGTTAACAGCTACTGTAACAACACCTTTTTCATCAACATCATTTGCCTTCGTTTTGCACAGAAGGTTTTTGTAATTCTCCATCTACACTTTTTGTTGTTAAGTTCAACATCGTTTTTACTTTCTCTATCTCGTCAGGCGACATCTCGAATATCAGTTTACTATATAGCGGGATTTCAACCTTACTTTCTCCAATTTGTGCTCTCCAATCGTTCAGGCAGATAATACCGGAAAGAAATTCGACTCTACATCTTCCTGAAATACTGGTTTTGACATCTTCGGCCTCTTTCTTACCTTCCTGCAGACAGTCAACATGACTAAAGTCACAGTCTATATAAAGTCCGTCAGCTTCAAGCCCCAGAAACTCCGTAATATCCTTGCAGAATCCGGTAGCCATGGGTATAATTACAGAACTATACACGCTTTTTTCAACTGTCTTTTGATTGTTAAAAGTAGACTGGTCTTTACGAGGTACGAGTTCAGCAGGGATACCAAATGCCCCGGATATATTAATAGCATCCGCAAGGGTTTCCTCAAATGGCTGTAACTCCTGAATTGAAAGATTTGTCCGGAGAAAATCTAACGGAATATTAGAAAAGCCATAAGGAAACTGACTTCTTCCTATCCCGTATGTTTTATTATGTTCTTGTAAGAGTTCCTTCTTCTCATCTGGCGTCATTGCAATGGTTCCTGTCTCGTCTTTTTTTGCAGAAACTAACCAACCAAGCCCTCCACGTTTCACATAAATCACGTTTCTTGCTTCATAGACAGCTATTAAATTACTGATCGGTTTTGACTGAGATTTCAAGCGGCTGGTACCGCGCAGAAAACTTATGCCCGGATACAGTGAAGGAATCCCTTCACGATCATGCAGAATTTGAGCAGGGTTCATTCTTAAACCTGAGCTAAAACCAAAATTCATGTGATAGCAGTCTATAATATCTTCGGTTTCAGCTATACCAAATAAAGGAATAAAATTACGTACAGGCATAATTTCGACTTTATCAGCAGGTAATACCCAATAGTTTGAGCACCATTTCCATAACTCCTTGGCACTCATCAATGATTCAGGAACAGCAGCACGTATAAAACTATCACCGGTACAAAGCCTATATACGAAATGAGAATAGACAGTTTCCTTCCAACTAAACAAGCAATTTGGCTTATTCAAAATTTGATTGACCTTTTGGTTGTCCCAGACAATACTATCATCTTTCACCTTTTTCAAATTGAATACAGCACCGGCAATTCGAGATGCGATATAGTCAATAGGGAAAAATACTTCTGGAATAGAAGCAAACAATTGAAGATAGTTTTGACTACACACACAAGGGTTAGCAAATAACTCTTCAACGATAAAATCTACAGAACCTGAATCATATTCCGAATTGACAACTTTCTTTTCTTCGGCAGGTTCTTTCAAATCATTTTCAGACTTCTTTTTAAAAAGGCTCCAACTCATCCGATTTTCTTTTGAAACAAATATATGCAGAAGGATATCCGATTTTTTAAAATACAAATATCTTGACATATACCATTTAGTACAAAATCAGCATAGACAGTTATATATCAACCATTTACAAGGGGCACTTTTATGAACAGTATTTTATGATGTAATAAGCTAAGCCACTTAAAGTAATGTTAGCCTCTTTATTTTCACTATCAATATTGTAATCTAACAGACTGGCCAAGAAACTACCATACTCATCTGAATCTTCCAGTTTCTTCTCAGAAAGCAAAAAGTATTCTTTAATGAAATCTGATGTAGCAGCTATACGCTTATCTACATCAGGATATTCTTTAGCGACTTTCACTTCTGGAAGTGAACACCGGAGTTCTCTAACCATAGGGAAATAGACATTGGAGCATTCAACAATATAAAGGCTTGCTTCATGCTTCTTTATTGAAGATTTAATTTCCTCCATTGAGGCAGTTTGCCGGTAGGCAATATCTACCAAATGCCATTTCTCACCACACCTGAACGCCTGAACAAGTAAGAAGCGCCCGTTCACATTGGGCACAACGTAGACAATCTTATTACTATATTCATATTCAGTGTCAGGATTGTAGTATGAAAATGCACCCTTGTTACCGTAGAGATTTCTCTTTCGCCGGTTGCTGAAAGCTGTGTACTCCTCATGGCATAAGTCAGCCACCACATAACGAAAAGTATCAGAAAGATGCCCGTGTTCTTCGTAAGTCTGCATGGTAATCTTATTCTTGACCTTTGTTTTAAGGATGGCACCGTTAGCGTCTTTCTGCACACTCATGTAATCTTCAATAGAAACGGTACAACTCTCATCAATGCCTATCTCGATACCCGGCACAATTTCATCAAAGATAGCATTGATAAACTCACCAGTCATCGCTACACTTGGATTCTTGTTACCGACCTTATCCTCAATCTCGAAACCTTCTTTCTGCAAAGTGTCTATGAATAAGTCCATCCAGGAACGTTTCTCGTCGTCAATACTATTGGCATATTTCGTCGAAGCATCCCCATGCAGGTAGACCTTATCACAGTAGCCGATATCTTTCAAGTATTTGCCAACGAGCTTAGAGGACTTCTTAACTGTGTTATTCGGACTTTCGGCACACGTCTCATGGAACTGCCAAATCTTAATACCGGCAGATAGATCAACCTGCCAGTATGAAACGCTGATGTATGGAAGTACATTGTTATCGACTGATATATGAATAGGCAGGTCTTGGCGATACAGACGCTCACCTGAATGTTTGCCTCTATTGAACGATCCAAAGAATTCGCTCCCGGTACGAATGACACCCCATTCTCCGAGCGCGTAAATGTTGTAGTAATCCGGATCGTTCAAACGATCTTTCTCAAAATCGGCAATACATTGTTCATCATAATAGCCATAAGTCCCGTCCGGACTGCCAACAACCCAGAAATTATTCAGGTAGGTGGATTGGATAACCACCATGTCCGGAGCATGTTCTTCTATCTGCCTGGTCCTCGGATTCAAAATCGACTTCGTTGAGTTCATCCGGATGGATTTTACTTTTGTCAATTCCTCCGGCAATGCTTTCCCGGCAATTTCCACAGTCATAGGGACATCATGCCACTTTTCTGTGTCAAACAGCTTCTTCTTTATCCAACACGTTTCACTAACAGGGTTGAAAGTGCAGATAATTTGTTGGCCGACTTTTCCACGCAGACGCTTACGTATCTGTTTTAAATCCGGCTCATCAAATTCGGACAATTCTTCGAGGTGCACTCGCTTGTAGTTAGATATACCCTTTATCTTCTCCGGATCATCAAGACCGGAGAAATCAATCTTTGCACCATTGTACAAACACTTAATTGTATTTTGCTGGAACCTAAAAAGATGATCTATTCCCAATCCTTTAGCCGCTACCTTATAGTCCTCATATATGGTTTTCTGTATAGAAGCTCCAACCTTACGCATAACCAAAGTATTCTCTCCATCCTGTAAAGTCTGTATGAGTATTGTCTGAGCAACACTATAGGACTTTCCAGACGAAGAACCGCCATACAATATAATAAACCTGATGAGTATATCTTGTAGATATTTCAGCAGATAAAAGCCGTTAGGATTGAGTTTTTTATAATTTACGATCATTCTATATTGTTCTATAAGTCGGACGCCACAGCTGAGAAAACACCCGAAATCGGCTATTTTATTGTCCTATACTTCCGATGCGCTGTCATCATCGAATCCAATGCGAAGCTCACCGGTTTTTCCTCCACTGTTAGTAAGGTCTATCTTAGTAGGCGCGTCCCATCCGTTCCAGGCACCAAGTAACCGGGCCGCCTCAGTCTTACCATTGAACTCATAAGAAACCTTCCCTTTAGAGTTCTGAATCTTTTTTAAAGCATTCCGGAGGCGCTTAGGTAATTGAGAGGGGCTTTTCATCATAACCTTACCTGTCTTCTCATCTACGATGTATAAATCACTGGGATCTGCAATGATAATATCCATGAGCACTTTTTCTACAGCTTCACGCTTCACCTCAGACTCTTTCGCCCTTTTCTCTTTTATCTCCTTTATCCTTAGAGCGACCTTAGGTTCTTTGAGTAACCTGCACGCAGTCACCCAAATACTCTCAGCTTTCATCTTTGCAGCATCATAAGCCATACGATACGCTTCACTTGCATTACCGTCTGTGTCAACGTAATAATGACAGAACTTCTCTTGTTTCAATGTTAATGCTTTCTCTTCACTCATAGCAACACATATTATAAATTCCTACAGAGAGAGAACTAATCAAAGCTACTCAACCTGTAGGAATAATTATGAAAGGCTTTTCATTTACAGAACTTTCTATTTCTCCGCCTCCGCATTTTTTTGAGGATCTTCCTTTCTCCGCCTGGCGAATACCTTTTCTATGCCTCTCTCAACTGGCATATAGGACAAAGGTACTAAATAGATACCCTGATTCACCTGTTGCTCCAAATTGTCAAATTCGCGTTTTTCTCCAACAAGCTCTATATCAACACTTTTGTAGTATTTTACCAGATTGGCAAAATGCAGTACCGTAACCGGTTCGACATTCGCTATGTTAATCAAAGGCTTATGGCAGCCAACGGCATAGATAAACCCTTCAATCACATCATCTATGTAAGTAAAGCAACGGATGTTCTGGCCGTAATTGTACAGCTCCACTTTATCCCGATTCAACAGGTACCAGAGAAGAGTTCTATTACGAGGGTTCGGACCATACACATTATGAAGCCGAACACCAGTTGCATTCTTACAGTAGATAGATGCGTATTGCTCATCAAAATGCTTACTTATTCCGTACATCGAAGTGATGTTGCAAGGATTAGCTGTCGAAGAGCTTGCATATACAAGTTTCACATGATATCGCTCACATTCATCAGCGACTATCATAAAAGTATCAATGTTGTCTTTCCGGATCTGGGCCAAATCATCATTGAATACACTGGTTTGCGCTGCCAGGTGGAAAACACAAGCTACATCTCCATCTTTCAGGTACTCGCCGATGGTGGACGCCTCTTGCCCGGTCACACGGTCAATCTCGATTACTTCAACAGCACGTTTTCTTAATTCTTGGCAGAGCGCTTTGCCTATAAAGCCTACACTGCCGGTTACAATTATCTTCATTAATCTATATAAACTATTGCAATTTAAAATATTGTTCATTCGAACAGATTAGAGTGACTACTGATAAAAAATTATATCGTTATTAGCTTGGAACATTAATTTTAATTTTCTAATTTTGAAATGAAAACAGAAAAAACCTACATATTACTCATAAATTTTATATATTACGATAATAAGTAACTAATCATGTTTTATTATGGAAGATTATATTGACCCGAATAAAATAATAATCGAGAAGACGGTTGAAGCCCTTGTTAATAGAGGGATAAGTAAGATAATTAATATATTCGACAAGTATCATAAAAAACTAGTAGCCCAAGCTAAGACTAAATACAACCATACTGATTACGAATATTTTGTCAATTTATTTAATTTAGAAATTTCTGAAACTGAAGTATTGAGATCTATTTCATACAATTTGAGTACCTCTTCCAATTGGTCAAATGAAGTTACTTTCTCACACGCAATTACATCAAAATCCTTACAAAAAATATTTGTAGATATTGATTTATATTTATCACCACTTAAGTATCGTTTTGATTTGGAAGAGCAAACTCAAAAAATAAGTTCTAAAAATTTCGCTAAGAATTGGAAAAAAAATAAAATTATATATGGAGGTGCTGGAGCAGGAAAAACGACTTTATTAAAAAAGGTATATTTAAATTTTTCCAATATTAAGAAGGATTACAATTTTTCTTGTCCGATAATGATCCGTTTTAGGGAATTAGACTATGATAAACTTATAAAAAACAATTTTGGATTATTTAAAATTCTATCAGATACTTTAGGGATACATTTTAGCTTTCCAAGAAAGAAGAAATATCATGAGGATTTTGGAGAAAAGTATGAGCAAATGATGAAACAAACAATCATTGCATTTCTAGAAGATTGTAGCATATTGCTCATTGCTGATGGTTTTGATGAAATTCCCAATCTTTCAGTGAAAAAAAATATCGAGAGAGATTTTTACGAATTATCTACAGCTTTAAATAAATCCAAATTTATCCTAACATCAAGAACCAATGATTTCTCTATGCGATTATCCCAAACTGATATGTTTGAGATTTGCCCATTAAACGATGAACAAATAAAAACGATAATAAGCAAATGGATTACAAAAAAAGAAGATGTTTCCAATTTTCTCAAACAAATTAAACTATCTCCATTTTATGATACAGCAATGCGTCCATTAACACTCTCTCATTTATGCGCTATTTACGAACGTAAAAGGGCAATTCCATCTAAACCACGCTATGTCTATGATTTTATTATTGAATTATTGCTTGAACGTTGGGATCAAGAAAGAGCAATAATAAGGCCATCTGAATATGCTGATTTTTATATCGAAAAAAAGAAAGAATTTCTTGCCCATCTATCTTATCTTTTAAGCTATCAAATGAATATAAATGTTTTTAGTTCAGATGATATTCGAAAATGCTATAAACAGATTCATACTACTCATAATTTACCAAAATCTCAAGCGACCAAAATTGTGAGAGAAATTGAAAGTCATACGGGTATTTTTGTACAAACAAGTCAAAACCTATATCAATTCTCCCATAAATCACTACAAGAATTTTTAACTGCAAAATACATATGCAGCCTATCACAAATTCCATCGAACTCAATCATAAATAAATTACCAAATGAAATAGCAATAACAATTAGTCTGTCATCTTGTTCTGATTTCTATTTTATAGAATTCAACAGATCATTTTCAGAATTTGATCCTGAATTCTGGAAAACATTTTTAACTCGGTTAATAGATGAAAAGCCTGATTTTAGCAATACCCCTTCAGTAATAATATTTTTTCTCATTCAAATTAGAACAAATCAAAGATCTTTCTTTAAAGATGCTTTATTAAAGTTATTTGAATCGACTAATTTGAAACAAGTATCAAAATCTTTATTTCTTGAATATCAAGAATCTCAAGATATTGGAGATTACCTAATATTGGTTAACAAAAAATTAAAAAAACAATTAAAAGACAGAAATTATTATCCATCTCAATTATATATTGAGAAGAAGATATACCATATTCTTAAAGAATGATTATATGCCCAATGTTGAATTCAACCTGAAATAAGACTACTTTTTATTTTATATCAGATTGAAAATTAGATAATAAATTTATATTCTTAGTAATTGCATCTAAAGGTAATATTCTAAGATTATTTTCAGTCCATTCTATAGTTTCTATCATTTGTTTTTCATGCATAATTTTCACTTTAAAAGTTAATATTTTCTCCTCACCTTGAACACTTAAAAGATTTTCTTTATCATCTCCTATATAAGTAGTTATATAAGATTTCAACAAATATGCTATAGTACAATAAAAGAAACGATTATTATTTCTATATTCCAGAATTCCAAGATCAAATATTTGTCTTGGAATTATTTTTTCAATTTGAATCACAAGTTCCTGTACTGTATATTGTTTAGACACAATTTTTTCATAAAAATCATACTCACAAATTCGAAAATAGGTTAATAAACATAGTAAATCAGCACATATATTATGTTTGTCATCAAACATCACTAAAGCCAAGTAAACATTAGTGAATATTTTCTCTATTTGTCTCAACGTTGTTTTTTTAAATTTAAAAATAGAAGTTGCTATTATAAATAAAGATTCCAAATCATCTGTTCTATGATAAGTCGATTTTAATTGATAAAAGAAAGAATTAAATCCATAATAATCAAATAAATACTTGCAATATCTTTCAATATCAGGATCAGGTAAAACATATTCAATATCTATAAATCTTTTTAAATATTCATCAGCATCAATCAAGTTGCTCCCATAATATCCACGTATAGAATTACACAATTGCCTTTTATCAATAGATAAGACAAATATAACATTAGGAATATTAAAAAGATGTTTAATTCTCTCCAGCACTTTCACTGCATAATAAGGATTACATCGGTCAAGCTCATCAATAATAAATACCAATGGCTTCTTATCACATACTTCATCAACATACTTTCCTAATCTCTCACGAAATTGAGCTAAACTATTCTTCTGTTTTTCATAGTTTTCTATTTCTTTTTTCAATATTTCGGCAGCTTCTTCCATGCTAGCACCTAAAATATCCACGACGTCTTCTCCTACATATCTCTTAATCACCCCCTTAGCCATTGATGGAGCCGCTTTTAATGCAATTTTACATGCTGTATTTATTACTGACATTAGGCTATCTTCTGCTTTTTTATAAATATCAATCTTTTTAAGTTCACCAAGTAAACCAATAAGAGGATCTGAAATGAAATCATATTCCCAAGCATTAAAGTATAATGTATGAAAATTATCTAATTCAAGATAAGCTTTCCACATTTCCACAAATGTAGTTTTACCTGTCCCCCATTTTCCATTTATAGCTAAAACAAGTCCATTTTCATATTCAGTAATGATAGCTTTAAGTATTTCAGCGTACTTTTCCCGGTCTAACTTACAATTTTCAAAAGGGTTTTCCACGGGTATTTCTAATTTTTCAAGTTTATATTTCAT